ACTGGAAGCAATAAAGCCAAGGTGGAAAAGGTAAGGGAGTTAGGCATATCTACTCACTATGACAACAACATTGATGTAGTTAAAGAATTAAAAGGGATAGGTAGTATCATTTGATTAACCAAAAATTATCATTTATGGAAAAGGAAATTGTAATATCGCAAAGAGGGGGTAAAAGAGAGGGGTCAGGCAGAAAACCCAAGGCATCAGAAGTGGCACTCGCAGAGAAAATGGATTTAGTTGCACCATGCGATCAGGTGCTAACTGCACTGTATACCAAAGTACTTGAGGGGGATGTGGGAGCCATTAAGCTGTGGCTGAACTATAGACTAGGGATGCCAGTGCAAAGGGTGGAGCAAGAGACAAAAGTGGACATCAATAGCTTTAACATTAAGGATGTAATAGATTTTAATGATACATCTAAACTCGAAATATAAATCTTTATTTAATTCCAACTGTAGATACTATGTGATTACAGGAGGGAGGGGTAGCTCGAAGTCATTTGCAGTAGCAACATGGGCCTCTCTCATATCCTTTGAGAATGGCCATAAGATTCTATTCACGAGGCAAACAATGACCTCAGCACATATATCTATTATCCCTGAGTTTAAAGAGAAATTAGAGCTGATGAATTTAGAGGTGCAATTTGATGTCCTCAAGAGTGAAATCAATAACAAGGTATCAGGGAGTGATATTCTATTCAGAGGTATTAAGACCTCCAGTGGTGACCAAACAGCTAACTTGAAATCATTGCAAGGGGTAACCATTTGGATAGTAGATGAAGCTGAGGAGCTAATAGATGAGGGTATCTTTGACAAGATTAATCTATCCATCAGAAGTAACAGCAAACAGAATAGGGTAGTGCTGATTCTCAACCCATCCACTAAAGAGCATTGGATATACCGCAGATTCTTTGAGGATAAAGGAGTGGCACCCGGTACCAATGGTGAAGTAGGAGATACCTGCTATATCCATACTACCTACATGGATAACATTGCCAACCTACCGCAGTCATTCATTGATGAGGTTGAAGTAATGAGGCTTCGGAGACCTGAGAAATATAAGCACTCAATCCTTGGGGGATGGTTAGACAAAGCAGAGGGTGTTATCTTTACTAATTGGAGGATAGGACCATTCAAAGAGATGGGACCATCGGTATACGGTCAAGATTATGGATTCTCCCAAGACCCTACCACACTGGTGCAAACATCCATTGACAAAGATAACAAGGTAATCTATCTGAAACTGCACCTATACGAGAAAGGACTGACCACCTCCATGATAGCAGATATCAATAAGAGCAGAGCAGGAGATAGCTTAATCATCGGAGATAGTGCCGAGCCTAGATTGATCACTGAACTCTCAGCATCAGGATGCAATGTTAAGCCTGCAATCAAAGGACCTGATAGTGTAAGCTATGGTATATCCATGCTTCAAGACTATGACCTGGTAGTAGATGAGGGTAGCATTGAACTAATCAAAGAACTTAACAACTACTGTTGGTTGGAGCAGAAGTCAAAAACACCTATTGATAAATATAACCATGCTATAGATGCCATTAGATATGCTGTTTCTTATCAGCTCGAAAATCCAAACAAAGGAAAATACTATATAGTATAATAGGGAGACTTAAAGTAATTGTTTAAATAACGGATGTTAAATGGGTGATAGTCAAGGATATAAAAGACCATACTACAAATGTCGAAAAATTGAGTTATTAAGATATGACAAACGATATGAATGTAATGATTAACACAGTTGAGAATTATATACAAGAAAAGAAAGGCAGGCAGGTTAGGATAGTGTTTAACAATATCAAGAGATTCTCAGAGCATTTAGAGATGCTGAGACTTGCATACCATCACGTAATAGAAGAGAGCAGAAAATGAAAATAGAAATAACCGTACCGGAAAGCATTGCAGAAATTCCTTTATTGAACTATCAAAAGTTTTTAAAGGTACAGCAGAATAGTGACGACCAAGAGTTTGTCGCTCAAAAGATGATTGAGATATTTTGTGGCATTGAATTAAAGGATGTTGCCAAAATTAAGCTGTCAACTATGAATGAATTGGTTGAGCATTTCAACAAGATATTCTCGGTTAAGCCTAAATTCTACCAAACATTCAAACTGAAAGATATGGAGTTTGGATTCATCCCTAACCTGGAAGAGATTTCATGGGGTGAATATATAGACTTAGAACATAACCTAAATGAATGGGATAACTTCCACAAAGCAATGGCGGTTATGTACAGACCCATTATCAAACGTCAAAAGGACAAATACGAAATAGCACCATACACTGCCACTGATGAGTATTTTGAACTCATGAAATATATGCCTATGGAAATAGCAATTTCATCAAGGGTTTTTTTTTGGAATTTAGGAGCCGAATTATTAAACAGTACAGCGGATTATTTGGAGAACCTGAAGAGCAGGAAGCCGACCAGAAGTCAGAGGAGGATTTCTCAGAGCGAGGGCAATTTACCAAGCAATGGTGATGGTACCAATCTATCTATGCAGTCGCTCAGGGAGATATCACAAGATATGAAGAAGTTACAGGATACGGACTACATAAATGTCTCACCTATCTTACCTTCGAAAAGCAAAAAAACGAAATTGAACAAAGAGAATTTAACAGAAAACTAAAAAGATGATAGGATACTACACCCTCGTAGATGAGCTACGCAACCACTTTGAAGCTGATGCACTTGTTAACACCGTAACCAATGGGGACATTTTCGATGTTGACATAGCTAAGCAAACCATTTTTCCCTTGGTACACACCATGGTAACCCAAGCCCAATTCGAGCCTAACTTCCAAAGGTTTTCCATTACCATTTTTTGTATGGATATTACCGATGCTGTCAAGGAAGAGGACACTACCAAATGGGAAACACAAGATAATACCAATGATGCTTTGAATAGTACCTTAGGTATCTTGAATAGGTGCTACAAGATGTTACAGCATGGTGCATTATACGACCTAAATTACCAGGTTGATGGGGTTCCAACTTGCGAGCCATTTACTGAGAGATTTGAAAATAACCTAGTGGGGTGGGCTATGACCTTAGACATTATTTGTCCAAACGAAATGACCATCTGCTAATGGACCAAGAGCAAACGTATAAAAACTTAAAAGCATTCAGGGACGCTGTTGTTAAGCAGGCACGTACTAACTTAACCAAGAGTGGAAAGAACGCATCAGGCAAGCTGTATAGAAGCATAGGTGGTACTGTTAAAGCTATGCCGAATAGTATAGGGATGTACTTTGAGATGGAGGAGTACGGAGCCTACCAAGATAAGGGGGTAAATGGTAAGCGGAGCGCATGGACCACAGCCTATAAATTCGGTACTAAGATGCCACCACCTAGCAAACTAGATAAATGGATAGTTAGGAGAGGGATTGCACCTAGGGATGCACAGGGTAAGTTGATGCCTAGAAAAACTTTGCAATTTTTGATAGCTAGAAGCATCTACATTAATGGTATCAAACCTAGTTTATTTTTTACAAAGGCTGTGGATTCGGCATACAAAAAGCTTCCTGATGAGTTAATAAAGAGTTATGGGCTAGATGTCAATAAGATAGTAAACCAAGCCTTAAAAGAAACCATAGATAAAGCCAAAAAGAAATGACAAACATATTTTGTAGAAGCCCACATATCATTGCTGTTAATGACATCTCACAAACTGGGAGTAAGATAGAACTATTTATATACGATGGCAGTGCAACTGTACCATCCACACCTACCTACACACTTAGCAAGCTGATACCTGCGAGCAATAACACAAATACCTCCTATAACATTTCTCCATACCTAAGAGAGTACATTACGCACCTTAATTTTAACAACAACTTTTCAACGGATAACAGCCTAACCCCATACGCTGAATGGACTTATGTTAAGGTAAAAACTTACAACCTAATAAGTGGCAGTTATGTATTAGATACCAACATAACGTACAGGGTGTTTGATGGATACGGATATTACGAAGATGGTGGCAACCCTAACCTAGGAGATATTCTTTTGGCAGAGGGTACATACAACTATTGGTATGATTCAGCCAATTCACCGAGTACCATACCAGCTCACAGCGCAGGAATAGTTACTGCATATCTGCCTAGGTATTACGTTGTATATTATCGCAACCTATTGAGTGGCACAATTCATACCAATACAATAACTTCAAATGGTGTATATGACCTTTACAGGGTTTTTCCAACGTGGTATGGTGCAGGGAATTTAATGGAGATTTACGATAACTCATCTGCTTTGCTTTGGTCATCTACATTCCTACCAAAAACAGAGTGCAGATATGAGCCATTAAACATTGACTTTATCAATAAGTACGGAGCGTGGCAAACTGAGTTTTTTTACAAGGCATCATTTGAGAATTTAGAAGTAACCAACACTGCCTATAATTTGGCTCAAACTTCGGGGTATTACTACAACGGAAGAGAGGGGCAAAGAGCGGTATTCAATGCTAACGGCTTGCGTAAGTACAGGATGAATACAGGCTTTGTAGATGAGAGCTATAACGAAACCATCCAACAGTTATTACTTAGCGAGAGGGTGATTTGGTCCGATGGAATTAGACAGATACCCATTAAGATAAACACGAAAGGAATAGAAAAGCACAAGAACATAAATAACAAGACTATCAACTATACCATAGAATTTGAGCTTGCTTATGATGTTATTAACTCAGTTATCTAATGAATAGGCAAGTAAGATTATTTATTGAGGGCAGGGAACTTGACTTATTCAATGATGAGCAGATTCAAGTATCCTCCAGTGTACAGAATGTTTACGACATTAGCAAAAGCCATACGGACATAAGCCAAAGTTTTACGGTGCCAGGTACTAATAAGAATAACCAAATCTTTGAACACTTTTACGAAAACGCAATAGATGGTACATTGGACTATGGGCTTAGGCGTGATGGGTATATAGAAGTAGATTTAACCACCTTTAGAAAGGGCAAGGTACAACTTGAAAAAGCTAACCTAGTAAATGGTGCCATCCAAAGTTATACGGTTACATTCTATGGTAAATTAGTTTCCTTAAAAGACACCTTTGGAGATGACAAACTAAGTGACCTAGACTACTCAGGCATTTCACATTCATTCACTTGGTCAGAAATCTATGGCAGAATAACAGGTACAATTAATAGCGATGTATGTTACCCATTGATTTCAAGTAATAGGATTTGGGAATACGTATCAACACAAGCAACCTATAACCTGCCAAATTGGATGACAGGTACAACCACTAACAATAACATTGCCTCAACTGCAGGTGCTATTAATGTAAGAAATGAGTTATTCCCTGCGGTAAGAATAAGTACTTTATTTAATCTAATCATTGCTAAGTACGGAATAAATTTCTTAAGCAACTTTTCAGGGAATGAGGAATTTAACGCAGCATATTTATGGTTTAAAAATAGGGATACTGTCAAAGTAAATACCCTCGCCAATTACGTTGATTTTGATGCCTTGACTACAAACACTATTGTGGACATTGATACAAGCCAATACGTCAATTTATCTTTAAATAGCGTCAACGTAGTTTACCAACCTGCCTTTGCTTCATACCATAGAATTTACCTAGATGTTATTTCGGTAAGTTCAACTACTGTTAACTATTGGGTGGATGTATATGTTAATGGGGTTTTGAATGGCACATACCAAGGTGTTAATGGTAGCCTAGATGGTCTTGCAGGGTACGCTTCTGTTTATGGGAGGTCAAATGTAGCAGGGTTAAATGATACAGTCTTATTAAAAGTAAGGGCAGATGATGCGCTCACTATTGATTTCAACATGAGATACCGAATTAATGATGGTGGGGTAATTAATCAAAGTACGTTTTCTTGTGTGGCTCAAAACTTAGTACAGTTTATTGACCTATCCATTTGCGCTCCTGACATGAAGATAGTAGATTTTGTTAGTGGGGTATTAAAGCAATTCAACATGATTGTGGAAAACGTGGGAGAAGTTGACTACAAAATAGAGCCATTGTTGGAATGGTATACCCAAGGTAGTGTATATGACATAACCAGGTACACCCAAATGGACAGCATCGAAATTTCTAGGGTGCCATTGTATAGGCAGATATCTTTCAAATACCAAAAATCAGAAAGCGTATTAAACAAGTATTATTTGCAATCCTCCCAAAAGGAATACGGAGACATGGAATACAACTATCCATACGATGGTGGTGAATACACTATAGAAGTGCCATTTGAAAATATGATGTTTAACCATTACGACCAATCAGGTTCTCCCAGTGGATTGCAAGTTGGTTTTGCTTTGAATAGTGCCTTAGCTCCATACATACCGAAGCCTGCTATCTTGTATA